AGGTATCAACAGAGGTGGATTACCAGGTGTAGTACAAGCTGAAAGAAGATTATCTCCATCTGATAGAGATACATTATACTCAAACAAAGTTAACCCATTAGCTACCTTCCCAGGTACTGGTGTTGTAGCTTATGGTCAGAAAACATTACAAACACAAGCAACAGCTTTAGATAGAGTAAATGTTCGTCGTTTGTTGATTGACTTAAAACGCTACATCGGTGGTATTTCTCGTCAATTAGTATTTGAACAAAATACTGCTGTAACAAGAAATAGATTCTTGAATCAAGTAAATCCTTACTTAACTACAGTACAACAAAGACAAGGTTTATATGCATTCAAAGTAGTAATGGATGATTCAAATAACACAGCTGATGTAGTTGATAGAAATCAATTAGTAGGTCAAGTTTATTTACAACCAACTAAGACTGCTGAATTCATATTAATCGATTTCAACATCACTCCAACTGGTGCTTCGTTCCCAGCATAATAAGTAAAAAAACACTATAAATGAAAATAAGAATTAAAGTTCCTACTCAGTTAGCTGAATCTTTAGAAGAAAAAGCTAAAAAAGCTGTTGAGGAAGCTAAGGAAGCAGTTGCAAATGCTAAGAAAGAAAAACAACTTAAGCAATTAGAAGAACTAAAAGCCAAAGTAGACGATAAAATCGCTATGCTTAAAGGCAAAAAAGGCAAAAAGCAAAAAGTTGAAGAAATGTATAGTGCAAAAGACATGGAAGAAATGTATGGTGCAAAAGACATGGAAGAAATGTCTGACACAAACATGGATGAAGCATTTGACCCATCTGCTGTAGCAGATATTTTAGGAGTATTAGCTGGTATCGGTGGAATCGCTGGTACAGGTGTTGCAATTGCTAAATGGCAAGACAAAATCAAAGCAAAAAATCCTGATTTATACAATAAGTTAGCTAATTTAGGTTCAACAATGCGTAAAGCTAAAGGAATAGAAAACAAATAACAAATAAATAGTTAATATATTTATATTAAACACAACAAGACATGGCAGTATTAAACCCGAATGAAATAATGTTTACAGCGTATGAGCCTAAAGTTCAGAATCGCTTTATCATGTATATAGATGGCGTTCCATCATACTTAATTAAGAAAGCATCAGCTCCTTCAGTTAACTTTACAGAAATCAAACTTGATCATATCAACGTTTACCGTAAGTTAAAAGGAAAAGCTGAGTGGCAGGATATGACACTAGAATTATACGATCCAGTTACTCCATCTGGTGCTCAAGCAGTAATGGAATGGGTACGTTTATCACATGAATCTGTAACTGGTAGAGATGGTTATTCTGACTTCTATAAGAAGGATTTAACCTTAGATATCTTAGGTCCAGTAGGCGATATTGTTGGTGAGTGGATTGTTAAAGGTGCTTATGTTAAGTCATTCACAGCAGGTGATTATGATTGGAGTGCTGATGCAGCAATCACATTAGGTGTAACAGTTGCAATGGATTATTGCATTCTCAATTTTTAAACGATACATGGCTCTTAATTAAGAGTACTATAATCACAAGCACATATTTTAACCCTCCTGTATATTTATTATAAACAGGAGGGTTTCTTATGCTCAAGAAAGACAAAATAATACAAGAAAAATACAACGGAGTACATCCGGTATGTGCTTGTGGTTGTGGTCAACAAACACGTTATGAAGCTTCTATAAAGGACTATTGCAAATGGATAAGTGGTCACCAAGCAAAAGTAAAAGGACATTGGGGTGATCTCAAATCAGAAAAACGAGTTAAAGCCATATCTGAAGCACGTAAACAACGCTTCGCATCTGGAAAGTATGACTATGTTAAAGATGCTATAAAGGAAGCCAGGAAGAATCCAGAACTAGGAAGTAAAATATCACAAGGAGCTAAAGGTATACCTAAACCTAAACCAGCAGGGTTTGGAGTAGGACGAGTACAATCGATTGAGACTCGCGAAAAAATGAGCAAAAAAGCAATGCAACGTATAGTAGTGACAGACCATAAACATACATCTCAACTAGAAAAAACATTTGCTAATATATTAGAACTATTAGATATAAAATACCAACAGTTCTTTTACGCTAAAGATATTAAAGCATTCTATGACTTCTATCTACCAGACTATAATATACTAATAGAAGTAGACGGCGACTTTTGGCACTGTAACCCAGACAAATTCTCACAAGCGAAATATGAAACGCAAAAACGTAGTTTAGCTCGAGACATAATAAAAAACCAATGGGCATTAGACAACAAATATACACTACTGCGTTTTTGGGAAAATGACATTAAAAATAACATTAAGCATATAAAACAAACGTTACAAAAACACTTGGCTAAATAGTACTTTTTGCTTATATTTATATATACAAAATATTAATATTGTTATGGATCAAACACAAGTTGCATCTAAGTCGAACATTCCAACGGAACAAATTGAATTACCATCTCGTGGTCTAGTTTACTCAAAAGAAAACCCATTATCAAGCGGCGTTATTGAAATGAAGTACATGACCGCGAAAGAAGAAGATATTCTTACAAACAGAAACTTCATTGCTAATGGTACAGTAATTGATAAATTACTCCAGTCACTAATTGTGTCTAAAATCAACTACAATGATTTAGTAGTAGGTGATAAAAACGCTATATTAGTTGCTGCTCGTATCTTAGGATATGGTGCTGACTACACATTCAGTTATAATGGTGAAGAAATAACAGTTGATTTATCAGCGTTAGAAGAAAAGAAATTTGATGAGTCTCATTTAATGACTCCAAACACTAATGAATTCAAATTCAAATTACCACATACAAATAATGAAGTAACATTTAAATTGTTAACTCATAAAGACGAACAAGATATTGACCGTGAATTAGAGGCGTTAAGAAAATTAACACCACAAGGTTCATTTGATAATACAACTCGTCTTAAATACATGATCACATCAGTTAATGGTGATAGAGACAGAAACGTTATTAAAGATTTTATCGATAATCAATTTATCGCTCGTGATTCAAGAGCATTTAAAAAACATGTTGGTGATGTAATGCCAGATGTTAAACTTGAATTTACCTATGAAGGTAATGGTCGCGTTGAGGAGGGCGTAACGATACCAGTAGGTGTTAGCTTTTTTTGGCCTGACGCCTAGTATTAGACTACAAATATTCCGAGAAATACATGAAATAGTATTCCATGGTGGCGGTGGCTACGATTGGCATACTGTGTACAACATGCCAACATGGCTGCGTAAAACCACGTTTAATTTTATTAACGAGCATTTTGAAAAAATAAATGAGGAACGTGATAAAACTGAGAACGTGCTAACAAATAAGACCGATATAACCACGCAAAAAATCGCTAAACCTGGCGTACTACCACAACAATCACCATCAATGCAAGCAGAATCTAAGCCGTTTAAAAAGTAGTATACGTTTATATTTATTTGAGTAATACACAACTATGGCGACATCTCCGGAAACTGATGATTTAAAAGAACGAGAACAGGTACTTAAACGTATCCAAGAATTGTATCGTAAACTAAGAGATGAAGATATTGACATATCTTTACTGGAAGCTTATTCTAGAAATATTAAAGATGCTAAAAATTACGCGGAATCATTACAAAAAGAATTTGATGAAATAAATAACTCATTAAGTAATGCTTTCCGATCATTATCAGGCATTGTATCTGAAATAAGTAAAAGCAGTATTGAGGTTAGAGAAACCAAGAAAGGATTTGATAACTTATATAGTATATCAAGTAAAATTCTTAATATTGACATTACTAGTAGTGATGTTAAGAAAAAAACATTTGCTAATTTAAAACAATCTATTATTGGTGAGCAAAATAGATTATCAACTGCTAAAGAATTATTAACTATAGAATTAGCAAATCTTACAGCAGAAGAAAAAAAGAATAGTAAAGCTCAAACAAGACAAAAAAATAAATTATTAGAATTAAATATATATGGTAAAGCGCGTGAAGTTCGAGAAGAAAAACTTCGTAACTTAGGTAAAGAAGGAGTAGAATTAGAAAATAGAAAAAAACGTGTTGTTGATTATATTAAGAATATCACTAGCTCTTTAGAAAAAGGAAATACATTTGATCAAATATTAGCAGGTTTAAATGAAGCAGAAACTAAGTTTAATGATGTTAATAAAAAAGTAGGTGTGTTTGGAGCAGCAGTTGAAGGTATTGGTAAAAGTTTAACTAAAGCTGGTTTTGGTAGATTAGCTGATGCTCTTGGTATTGATGATGCTATTGTTAAGACAAAGAAATTTATTGAAACAAATAAAGAAGCAGTTAGTAGTTTTTCTGTAGCTAAGAATTTAATTAAAGAATTAGGTACTAACTTAGCTAAGTCATTCACTATGACTGATCTTATAGTTGGTGGTTTAACCGCTGTAGTAGTTGGTTTAATAAATAGATTTAAAGAATTAGATAAAGACGCCTCTGAATTTGCTAGAGCATTAGGTACATCTCGTGACAACGCATTTGATTTAAGACAACAACTTAATACTGTTGGTAATGTATCTGGTGAGTTATTTCTTACTGGAGGAAAAATTGCTAAAGTATTTGGTGACATTGCTTCATCTGTTAGTTTAGGAATTGCTCCTAACACTAAAATAGGAAGTACATTAGCTATTAATCTTGCTTACATGACCAAAATGGTTGAGCAAGGTAAATTCTCAAAAGAAGCAGCTGAAGCACTTTTTAGAATATCATCATCCACAGGTAAACCAATAGGAAAAATATCTCAAGAGGCTGCTATTACTAATGTAAAACTCAACCTACAAAATAAAAGTTCTATTTCATTACGTTCAATAATGGAGGCTATAGGTAAAAGTACAGCAGCTACTCGTTTAACGTTAGCTAAGTTTCCTGATGGTATAGCGGGAGCAATAACTAAAGCAAAATCATTAGGCTTTGAATTAGATGATCTAAATAAGATAGCTGACTCATTATTAAACTTTGAAGGATCAATCAGTAATGAGTTTGAGGCTGAATTATTAACAAATAAAGACTTAAATCTAGAAAGAGCTAGAGCGTTTGCTTTACAAGGTAACAGCGTTGAATTAGCTAAAGAATTATCTCGCCAATTAGGTACATCAGCTGAATTTGGTGACATGAATGTTATCCAACAAAATTCATTAGCTAAAGCATTTGGTTTAAGTAGGGATGAATTGGCTAAAACACTTGAAACACAAGATGCATTAAAAGCATTAGGCGCTGATAGTGTTAAAGAAGCTGAAAAAGAATTTAAAGTATTAGAGAAAAAAGTTGGTACTCAAAAGGCATTACAAATATTAGGTAATAATTCTCTTACTCAACAATTTGCTACAGCATCTAGACAAGAAAAAATAAACGCATTAACAGATAAGTTCTTAGCATTATCTGAGAAATTACTTATTCCATTATCTAAAGCCGCGGACTTTATAATTGATATAGCAGATGGTATATCTAATGTTATTGGTTTCTTTAGTAGAGGTACTAAAGAGGCTAACGCGATGGGTCAAAAATTAGATGACATAACTAATAAAACTAAAGGGTTTAAAGAAAGTCTTGGCCTATCAGATGATATGAAAGATTCTATTAGTAAGATGGCATCAGTAGGAGCAATAATAGTAGGTCTTAAAGGATTAAGTAGTCTATTTAAATTTTTCACTCGTGGTTCTTCACCTCTTAATCCAATGTTTGTTGCTATGGGAGGTGCTTTAGCCAAAGCAGGAATTCCAGGATTTACACAAACAACCGGTAAAGTAGCATCGGAAAAATTATTAGCTAAAACAGGTGGTAGTTTATCTAAAGCAGCATTAGAAGGAGCTGGTAAACAAGTAATAAGCACAGCTGGAAAATCAGTAGGCAAACCATTATATGGTAAAGCTGCTGAAAAAGCTCTTGGAGCAGGAACCGCTAAAGTTGTATCATCAGGAGGCGGAGGATTTCTTGGTAAAATAGCTTCAGGACTAACCGGTGTTAAAGATTTAGCAAGTAAAATAAACCCATTAGGAAAATTAGGTGAAAAAATAACTTCAGGTTTAGCTAGTACTAAAGCATTTGCTAGTAAAATAAACCCATTAGAAAAATTTGGTGAAGTATTTAAAGGTAAGGCTGGTTCATTTTTTGGTAAAGCACTAAAATTTGGTGGTATATCATCATTATTTGAAGCATATTTCGCTAATTCAGATATCAAAGATCTTATTGGACAAGGATTATCACCTGATGACTTGTCTAAATCAGTAGGTAAAAGAACTATAGGTGGTGTAGGTGGTATTTTAGGTGGTGTTGGAGCAGCAGCATTAGTTAATCTATTAAATATAGTAGGCATACCTGGTTTCTTAGCTTCAGCAGTCGCATATACCGCAGGTGATGGTTTAGGAAGATATTTAGGTAACATATTAGCTGATAATGCTGAAGGTTTATCAGGAAGTATTGGTAAAACAGTATTAAGTACATTCTATAAGAAAGAACTTGAACAAGCTAACTATCCAGGGTTTAAAGACGGAGGTGTTATACCAGCCACACCAGGTGGTAAAACAATACGTGTAGCTGAAGGTGGTAAAGCAGAAATTGTATCACCTGTTGAAAAATTGATCGACCCATTAGCAAATGCTATTGCAGCGTTAAGTACTAAACTTGATGAAGTAATTAATGCTACTAAAGCATCAGGTCAAATGGTTGCCACCGCTGTACACAATAATGGTGGTATGACATTAGACGGTGATGTAGTTACACGTAAGGTATTAAGTAGAATGAATACACAATATTCAGGAATAAAATAATATAATATTTATATAAAACAATACAAACATGGCAATTAAACCACAAGCACAAGCATCACAACTTGGTTTAAAATTAGGTGATAGTCAAAGACCAGCAATATCTGTTGATCCTTTATCTAAACTTCACAATCAGGCATCAATCAATGACACTCCAACATTGGAAAGTGTTATGAAATCGCCTTTTTTCAAGTACATGAAAAAGACTAAACCATCTATCTTAGATCCAAACAAGATCACTAAGTATAGAGACAACTTACCAGGATAAACCAAATAAATGGATGTCACTAAAAAATCTAAAAACGAACCTAAAAAGTTTACGTTATGGCCAAGACCAGAAAGGTGGTGGCGATAGTGGACAGCCCTTTGTTCAAATACCAATTAATTCTCGAGTTGCTGATGCCCTTAGTAATCTAAGTGTAGGACCTGACTTTCCCATTAGAGGAGGCAGTTTAGCAGCTAACGCGGCTGAATTAGATCGTTTTCGTATAAGTAAATTTTTAAAGACTAATAATGGTAAGTTATTCCTTATTAGTCAATTTGGCTTACAGTATTCTAATCCTAAAATTGAAACTGGCAAGGCAGGTGGTGTTGTAGAAAATACAAGATTCTATAATGGTGGTAAAAACACATTAGCTCAAGTATTTAGCCAACCATTTGGTATCCATTGGGATCGACCAGGAGTTGGTTTACAATTAGGTGTTAAATACACTGAAAAAGTAGGTAGTCAAAATGTTGATAACGATCCATCAATGAATCGTTTAGTTGCTTTATATAATACTAAAATTGAAAATAAAGGAGTACTTAATTCAAGGAGTATAAGTAGTACTATAGCTAGTGTTAGAGCAGCTGGTGGACTTAGAGCATTCTTAGGCGCAGCTAGAGAAACATATAAACAAAATCCTAATGCTGTTAAGTTAGGTATTAGTGTATTAGATGACAATTTTTTATTTCAATATGATGGTGGACCAGGATCAGTATATGGTTTAGGTCAAACTCAAATTCCACGATTTGATAACACAACAGGAGCAGCTAAGAGAACAGATTACTCTGAATTAGCTAATAATATAACTATCAAACGTGGTCCTAGTGGTTTAGGTACTCCATTAAATGTTAATAAACGCGCTGTACTTAATGGTACTAGTGTTTTTTATAATGCTTATGGTGCTACTGATTTTTATATAGGTACTGGTAATAAAGTAACTAGAAATGCTAAGAATGCTTTTAATGAATTATCAAATGCTCCTAACGCGTTAGCTCAAGAACCATTCTCACCAAGTAAAGAGTCATTTCTAAATAAAGAAATACCTAATTCTGTTGTTAATAATTTTGTTTTTGCTCCTCAAACATTCTTAGGATATGCTATGCCATATCAAATGTTAATGGAACAAAAAGTTCGTAATACAACTGACCCAACTGATTTTAGAAAAAAATTAGTTAATGGAAATATTGGTAAAGGAGCTTTACCTAACTCACCTAAAGATTACAATGACAAATCCGGATTAGTTAACATAACAACAAGAGTTGGTATAGGTGATCCTGGCAAAATAAATAGAGATAGAACTGATCCATACTATAAACTAAGCACTACACTTGGTGAAAACGGTAAAGGTGCTAACAATCCATCTACTGTTGACAAAGTAAACTTCTTGCCACTTCATTCTTTACCTGCTATATCAGCTCCTGAACGTACTAAAGGTTCACGTGACTTGATTAAGTTTAGGTTTGAAGCGGTTTCAAATAATAATCCATCTCAAACCACTAGAATGCACTTTAGAGCATTCTTAACTGGTTTGAACGATAACCATAATGCAGATTGGACAGCTCATAAATTTGCTGGTAGAGGTGAAAACTTCTATACATACCAAGGATTTAATAGACAAGTTAGTTTTAACTTTGCTATTGCTCCTCAGTCTAAAGATGAAATGATTCCATTATATCAAAAATTGAATTTCCTTATTAGTAATTTATATCCTGATTACAATGCTAATGGATATATGAGAGGTAATTTCTTATTACTCACATTAGGTGATTACTTATACAGAACACCAGGATTTTTAACATCATTAAATGTAACAGTAAATGATGATACACCTTGGGAAATAGCATATAATCCAAATGAAGATAACACTAATGACAAAACCATGATGGAATTACCACAAGTAATTAATGTGTCTTGTCAATTCACTCCTGTAATGAATATTTTGCCTCGTAAAGGAGCTTTAGTACCGTTAATAGCGAATAGACCAGGCAGTCAGTTTTACAATACTAAGCAATTGAATCAATTTGGTCAAACATTACAACAATATACTTAATAAATGAGTAGATACGACTATACACCGATAATAAGAGACGAAGAAGATAAAAGATTCTACGCCACTACTATCTACCCTGATATACTTCCAACTAGTGAAGATATATATGTTATTACTACTATAGGTGATAGATTAGATTTGCTTGCTTTTGATTTTTATGGTGACTCTACTTTATGGTGGATAATAGCATCAGCAAATGATATGCAACCTGATAGTTTAGTACCTCCACTTGGTATGACACTTCGTATTCCTGTTAATGTACCTGATATTATTAATAATGTTAGGTTATTTAATGATAACAGATAAACCAAATAGGAGTTATGAATAATGTAATTGGACAATCGTTTCCTAACTATGTTAGACAACAGTTAAAAGCAAGAGAAAACGCCTTAAGACAATTAGATAGAGTAAACAGTGGAGACAACTTTACTGACTATCAAGATTTAATGTACTTGTCTAACAAGACAGGATGGGTAACATTACGCTCTAGTGTTCAATTAGAAAAAGATAAGGACCTATATAACTATTTTGCTAGTAAAGCACCATTTAGTAATTCAACAGAAAAAGATTTATCTAAGTATTATGTTTTAAATGGTGGTATTTCTTATAGTAATTCTTCTGCTAATCCAAACGGTAAATCAAATTTACGTGCTGGTTTTTTAGATTCAAAAGGCAACTCATTTGAGGGTTCTTATGGTATGGGTGGTCTTGATGAACAAGGATTTAGACCTTTACCTGGTATTCAATCAATGAATTTAGTATTCAAAACTGAGAATGGTGCTTTGAGAGAAGCAACTATTCGAGTTAAGGCATTTAATTTATTCCAACTTGAAGTAATTGATACTCTATATATGAAATTAGGTATGTCTGCTGTTTTAGAATGGGGACATACACCATACTTAAAAAATGATGGTTCATTAGAAACTAAAACCACTATTATACCGTTTTATGATATTAAGAGTAAAGAGGGTATATTAAAGGCTATGGCTAAACAACGTGAAGTATCATGTGGTAATTATGATGGTTTGTTTGGTAAAATATCTAACTTTGATTGGACAGCCAACTCAGACGGAACGTATGATTGTACTATTAAGTTATTAGGTTTAGGTGATGTTATTGAATCATTAAAAATAAATGTTACTAATGGAGCTACTACTACTGCTTCTTCTCAAAATTCATATGTAGCTGCACCAGCAAAACCTACTAACAACCAAACTCCATTTTTAACAACAGATACTTTAGCAAGTTTAAAAGGTATAGGTGAAAAAAACTCCAATAAAATATCATCTTTGTTCACAGATGCTATAGATGCTTACCGACAAAGTGCTATTTCTGAATTTGGTGGTGATCCTAAAAAGGTAAAAATATATAAAACTACCAGTACTCCAGTTATTACTCAAACTTTATTTAGTACAGGAATATTAAGTAAATATTTTGATGCTGGTCCTACTGCTAAAACATCAGGTAGTTTAGATGTTGTGTATGGTACTAAAGGATTTAATGCTGATTTAATGGCAGGAAGGGTAGAAGCAGATAAAGTACCTACTGTTTCAAATACTATATTCAAACGAGTAACAATACCTTTTATATCAAATGAAAGTGAAACAACATCTCAAAGAGATGCATCACCAGCGGGTATTAATACTATTTCTACTTATATCACTTTAGGTCATTTATTAGCTTTATTAGTTAATAATTCTATGCTATATGAAGGAAAAAGCGGCAGTCAAAAACCATATATATCAATTGATTTTAATCCTGAAACTAATTTTTGTTTCACTACTCCATATCAAGCATCAATAAATCCATTAGTATGTCTTATACCATATGAACCTGGTAATTTTGATACTACTAAGGAAGAATTAACAGGAAATGTACCTGGAACCTTTATAACAAAAGAAAGTAACTTACTATCAGATCATCTTATTAGTAAGGGTTTAGGATTTAAAACACCAAGTAATGCTAATAAAGGATATTTAATGAAAATATTAGTTCATGTTGATTATGCTACTGAACTTTTTACTTCACTTATTAATGATAAAAGTAGTGAAGTACCTTTTTTATCATACTTAGAAAATTTATTAAAAGGTATAAGTGAGGCTTTAGGTCGTGTTAATCTATTTAGAGTAGGTTTTGATGATGAGGCCAATGTTATTAGAATATATGATGATCAAATCATACCTGGAGAAAAACAAGATGATCCAACAGTGTTAAATTTATTTGGCACTAAATCATTATATCGAGATTATTCATTCCAATCTAAAATATCTAATAATATAGCAACTACAATTGCTATATCTAATAGCACTAGCGGAGAAGGATCAGGTATTGATGGTACTGGTTTTTCTAAAATAGGCAGAGATAGAGGAGCATATGATAGAATATTAAAAGAAGAAGGTGTTGGAAATTATAAAACAGAAGCTTCACCTGCTCCTGATGCAACTAAATTGGATTCTTTACGACAACATATATTTGACATATATGCTAAAGATACAGTTAGTAAATCTAATGTTGATTCTGTTAAAACAATATATAATGACCGTTGTAACAAATTAAAAGCAAATAATAAAGTAACTAGAGGATTACCTATTATACCTGTTGACTTTAATGTTAATATGGAGGGAGTTAGTGGTATATCTAAACTGCAAGTATTTACTATACCAGATGCTTTATTACCTAGAGCTTATAGTGTAGGGGTAAAAGATTCAGGCCAGTATAAGGTTGCTTTTGTAGTTTATGGGTTAGAACATAGTGTTGAAAATAATACCTGGACTACTAAAATTAGAGCAGGTATGATTAATTCTACTCAAACTAAATAACATGCAAGCATATTATCCTAAATCTAGAATTGTTCAGAATCAATACACCAACGGTGGTGAATTTGTATTGACTGAAACTAAAGAAGATTATATTGGTAGTTATTGGATTACTTTTGAGGAAGAATACTTTACTGGCGTTAATCAGTATGATTTAAATGTTAGACCCTTAACATTAAAGAAAAACCCACCTAAGACATTAGTGAGTTCATCACTAAATGATGAATATAGAAGAATAATAGCTAACACTACATCACCTGAAGTGGCTGCTTTAAACGCTACTCAAGTACCTGAATTATTTTTCCCAACACCATCACCCACTGATTATCAAGTAGGATCATTTATTAGATACTTTACTAAAAAACGAAATGGTGGTTCTGAAAGTATAATAGAAATATCTAAAACTACTTATGAAGACATAACTAATCAATCTTCATCTTATAATTTCTACTTATGGGAAACCATAACAATATATTGGGCTATATCAGGACCATTATTTGATGTTAAAGATCCTAACACAGAAATTACAACACCTGGTATTGTAAACACTAATGCTAGAATATTAGATAAAGCCAATAAAGAATTTAGAGGCCTTAGAGCATACTTACAAGATTTAGCCCAATATGCTATACCAACAGATTTTTTGGTTAATTAAGATATTCTCACTATCTTTATTGAAATAAAGGTTATATGCATTTCTTAGTTGAGACACAAGAACAGTTAGATGTTCTATCTAACCGCGATGAGGACTGTTACATTAATTTAGTCACACTAAATCCTTTATACCATCCCGCTTTAACTTCACCTTGTTTTATTTATTACAGACGTAAAGACACTAAGGGTTTTATATTACCTATTAGTCATAGTGAGACATTCAATTTAAAACTAGATGATATTATTTCGTTTTTAAGCAAACATAAAAACATATATGTCTATGATAAAAAGTTTCACAAGTATTTTTTACCATCTAATCTCAATCTTATCGATATTGGGTTTATTAGGGGTGCTATTGATAATAGCATTTTTGATTTTAGTGTATGTAGCACTAATGTTCATGATAATTTTGCTGATCAACATTCCGCCCTTGATATACTTAGCACTATTATTCCTATATCTAAGCATTACGAGAAACAAGAGAAAACATTTAACAATGTCTCTAGCTATCTCTGGATGGATAAAGTCAATTTCTACAATGATGAGTTCACTGACATATTCTATCAAATCGAGAAAGCAGGATTAGGTATTATATTACATGACATGCACAAAAATGTCGAGTTATCTAATGTTAAACACTCAGTTAACGGCGGTACTATATATACCCGATACAATTTATATAATACAACTAGCCGCCCGTCAAACGCCTTTAACGGCGTAAATTTCGCCGCTTTAACACATGAAGCTAAAAAAGCATTCATACCACAAAACGATATATTTGTTGAGTTTGATTATAGTGCTTATCATCCATGTATCATTGCTAAATTAGTTGGACATAAATTTAAGGGTAATCCATATGATGAAATACCTAAAGAATTAATGTTTCAAAATCTATATGGTGGTATTCGTAAAGAACATCTAGATAAACCGTTTTTTGCCAAAGTAAATGAGTACATAACTAAGTTATGGGAAGAATACAATGAGAAACAATACATAACACTTGCTACAGGAAGACAAGTACATAACATAGACAACCCGACACCTAACAAATTATTTAATTATATTATCCAGAGCTGGGAAACATATAATAATACGCTAACAATCGCTAAATTACACGTATATTTGGCGCATAAAGCCACTAAACTTGCGCTATACACATATGATGCGTTCCTATTTGATGTATCTAAGGCCGACGGAGTTAAATGTGTTAAAGACATAAAGAATATATTAGAAAACAACGAGTACATGGTTCGCGCTAAACGAGGCGCGGACTATGCTTTTACAAAATAGTACACATATTTATGGTAGACTTAGAAACAATAAATTTTACGGACTTGGCTAATAAGCTTTTCTGCACATTCACTAAACGCGAGGATTTAGAAACTACCACTAATACAATTAGAGGTTACTACTCCATCATGTATAATAAGATCTTTATCCTTGAATCAAAGGATAGTGATGAACTTATATGCACGTACAATGTGGATTTAGTAAACATGAATACAGCTATTATTCCCAATACTATATTGTTACATCGCAAGAAAGAGTCAAATACATTATATACCATTAACGCTCTGAACACTTTAATTAGAGAATTAAACAACGGTATCGCCGATCCCAATTACAAAATTACATGGGAAGATTACAGAAACACAATATTACTTACTCAGGAAACTGGGTTACGTAAACTAGAAACCAAGATTAATAATATCATTTATTTGTCATAGTCATGATCAAGTTAATAGATTTGCTAAATGAAAATAAAGGAGAAAAATACTTAACAATGTATGCTCTTTTTGGTGAGAAAATTAGCAAATGGATGGAAAATGATTGGTCTTTTAATCCTATATTTAAAACACAAGGCTTAATATCAATATATGGAAAAGGAGCTAACGGGCAAAGTTGGGGTAAACCATCAATATTGTGCACAGGATACGATGTTGATTATCCATTTGAAGGATCACATTCTGGTTGGAAATATGCTGTTATTTTTAAAAAAAATATTAATGAAATTTATTTAGATGATGAAATATTTTATTTTGGAGAATATCCTTCAAAAGTAATAGAAAAAAATGCTAATAATTTTTTTAATAAAAAAATAAATAGTGGAAAAGATGTTTCATTAGGAGAATTAAATAAACTAGGAGCAGTAGTGAACAATAAAAATTTCCCTAGAGGTAACTATGTTCTAGACATAAAACCTAATGAAATAATCAAAATTAAGAAAAGAAAATAAATAATATCATTTATTTGTCCTAGGTTTGGCCCTCCAAGATCATTTACTTAATTTCAGTTATATAAAAACAGTTATAAAATGGACTTAAATGCTATCCGCAA